TGCCGTTGTCGGCGACGGTGGAAGAGTTCACCCCGCCGAAAATCGAATTCGATATGGAAGCGATGTCGGGCGGACGCTTCATCGCCGAGGAAATGATCAAGAGCGGCAAAGTGTTGGGCGCCACTCTCATTCTGCAAGGCGTCGGTGCCGAAGTGATGCTCGCCCTCGGCGTGAACCTGGGCGATGACATTTTGTTGAACGTTCGCGAAGCCGGGCAGGACCAGGATGGCAACACCTGGTTCACCTATCACACCGTTGGCGGCAAGCTCAAATCCCTGACCGAAGCCAAGCTGAAAATGGGCGAAAAACCCCTCACCACGCTTGAGCTGTCCTGCCGTACCTACAACCGCCTGGAGAACGGCATCCCGGTGATCGACATCGACGTGCGCACGCAGAAATTCGTGCTCAACGGCGTCGACATTCTCGGCGGCGCCCGTCGCGCGGTGTTGATCCCGTAAACCTGTGGGAGCGAGCCTGCTCGCGATTGCATTGTGTCAGTCGACATCACTTTTGAATGTGAATCCGCTATCGCGAGCAGGCTCGCTCCTACAAGGAGCATTGCTCAGCCCCTATTCAAGATTCTCCAAGGAATTCATCACATGTCCTGGACGCCACCCGTTCACGCCTTGTTGTCGCCGATCACCGCCGACGACCAGTCGGAGATCACACAGATTCAGCTCAAGCCGTTGTACTACGCCGCACAGAAGGAAGCCCTGGCCCGTGCCGGCGATGATGAGGACGATCAGTTCTTCGAACTGGCGTTGCTGGCCACCGGGCTGTCGGTCAAGGAACTCGATCAACTCAAACGCCCGGACTACGTGAGCATCGCGCAGTACGTGCATGAGATGTCGACCCTGCCGACCTCGCATTTCCTAGAGCAAGCGGAGGAAGGCGAACACCCCTCGACCGATCCCGACGAAGTTCAGTTGCTGCAACCGCTCGCCGTGGCAGGTCGAACCCTGACCACGCTGACCCTGGAAATGCCGGTGCTGCGCGCAACCAAGGCGATGAAAAAACTCAAGACCGCCAAGGAACGCGCCGAGTTCATCACCGCCCATTGCACCGGCCTGATGCTGCCCGATCTGGCCCTGCTGACCGTGCCCGACTGGACACAGCTTCAGGTATGCATCGACGATTTTTTAAACAAACCGGCGGCCTTCTTTCGGAGCGCGACATCGAAGTAATCCTCGATGTGGTGCCGCTCATTTACCCGGTAAGTGAAGCGGACATTCTGGAATGGGACGTCGGCAAGGCCTTGCGCCGCTATGACATCGCGATCACTCGCCTTGGCGTGAAACAGGAGTAGAGGGGGATGGCGGACGATAAGTATTCGCTCAAGAACACAGCCATCAATGAGGATTGGCTGAAATTTCGCGAGGTGGGCCTCAGTAGTGCCTTGCCGTCGCTGGCGGCGGTGGAGGGTACTGAAAATCTGGCGCCCGACTTCAGCCAGGTATTGGCCACACTGAGTCTCAAAATCAGTCTGCTGACCACCGCACTGGAGTCGTTGAACCTGGCATTTTCTTCGCCGCTTTCGTTGGTGCCGACAACAAGTTCCAGCGCCAGGATCGCGTTGGCCAGTGGGCAAAACAACGTGGGCGAAGCAGGCCGCTCCATTGAGCGGCCAACGTTGCTCAAGTTGGTCGGCGTGAAGAGCGCTGGCGAGGCTGATCGGTCACCTGAGCTTCAGCGCGAGCCAGTTCCGCTGAAAGCTGCCGCAATCTCTGCGTCGGCGTTCAGAACGCCGGCGATGGTGGACGCAGAGAAGCAGGCCGGCTGGCGTGCACCTTTGAAGTTCGACAGTCACGAGGCTTTTGATCAGCCGCAGATCATCAATCGCTTTGGCCAAATGGCCCGCGAGCGCGAGCCGAACATCGACGGTGCTCGTGGCACTCATTTACCAGCGGCCACTGACAATGCACTGCCCGTGGCGCCGGAAAGTACGCCCGCCTCCCCGGCGTCTTCGGGCAATGGCCTGCAGGCACTGGCTGAAACCGCTGCTGCGCAAATCAAGCCGTTGATGGCGGGGCTGGTCAAGGTTGTGTTCGATGAGATGACCAACCAGATGGCCAAGCGGGTTCTAGGCGCCGCATCTGCCCGGCTTCCAAAACAGTTCGGTGAAGTGTTTTCGGAGGACTTCAGAGAGAAGAGTCGGGCTAACAAAGCAGACGCAAGCGATGTAACGCCGCGTCCTGGACCTAGAGATGGGCCGACCGTGCGTGTCAGCCCACGAGGCTCGCGCGGTGCTTCACGTCTGATGGCGATGGGGACCTCGATGCGTTCGCTGACCCGCCGCGCACCCGGGCCATTGAAAGCCGTCGGTGCGGCGATGGACGTCGTCGGCGGCGTGATGACCGGCAATCGCCGTATGGTCGGTGCCGGCCTGGGCGCAGCAGGTGGCGGCTGGGCGGGTGCGACCGCTGGTTCGGCGGTGGGCGCCACTTTAGGCAGTGTTGTTCCAGTGATCGGTACCTCCATTGGCGGCGTTCTGGGCGGCCTGATTGGTGGCTGGCTGGGCAGTGAATCGGGCGCGGCACTGGGCGACAAATTGGCCGCCCCGACAGTCGATCGACTGGCCTCGCCAGAGCAGGTCAGCAAGGATTTGACCAGCGCCCCGACACCCAACCAACAGATCAATTACTCACCGTCGATTCAGGTCACCTGCACCGGCTCGGAAAGCACCGAGCTCATCCGGACGATCGTGGCGCAGCAGCTGCAAACGCAGTTCCATGGTGAGTTCGTTCCACTGATGAGCACCAACGCCCTCGCCACGCGACGTGCCGCGGCCCTGACCGATGGAGGTCTGTAATGCGCCAGCAAATGATCCTGGGCAGTTTCATTTTCGGCCTGTCCCGCCACTTCGCTTACAGCAGCATCGTGCACTCATCGGACGGTGGCTGGGTGGAACTGGACATCGTGACCGGCAAGCCAAAATCCAGTCAGACCGGGCAAAAGGCCCAGACGCTGAAAATCACAGGGACGTCGATGTACGCGGTTGCCATGGAGCGGCTCGAAGAACTGCGTACGTTGCAGGAACTGCGTAAACCGGTGCCGTTGGTGGATGGCATCGGGCGCAACTGGGGGCTTTGGCGAATCAACACGGTGACGGAAACCCAGAGCGTCATCATCGATGACGGCACGGCGATGGTCACCAACTGGGTCATTGATCTATCGGAGTTTATCCATGCGTAGAGTTCGAAGTGTGGCCGGTGATTCGGTGAACCTGTTGCTGTACCGCGAGCTGGGTCGCTGTGACGATCCCGTCGAAGAGGCGCTGTGGCAGCTCAACCCTGCACTGGCGGAACCGGGGCCGGTATTGCCCGCGGATGTCTGGGTAGTGTTGCCGGAAATTGACTCGCAACCTGTGGTGACCACGCCGGTTTCCGCGTGGGATTAAGGAGGTTCCATGGCATTGGGTTTTACGCCTCAGGTAGAGATTTATGGGGCCAATGAGGCCTTGATCAACAAGCGCCTGATCAGCTGGGAGCACATTGACGCCGCCGGTACCGAGTCCGATCAATTGACGTTGACGCTCGACCTGGAAGGGCTTGAGGGGCTGCCGATCCTGGGCGGCAAGATAGGCCTGAGGGTCGGTTACAGGGAGTCCAATCTGGTGGACAAGTGCCAGTTCACGGTGTCTCGCCTGACGCCGACGTTGTTCCCGTTGCGCTTGACGCTGGTGGCTACCGCCGCACCGTTCAGTGCCGATGACAAGACCGGGTTCCTGCTGCGTCGATCGGCCAGCCATGGGCCGACCACCCTGGGTGCGCTGTTTCGCGAGATCGCCAAGCGGCACGGTTTTTCGCCACGAGTGGCACCCCAACTGGCACTGAAAAAAATCGACCACATCGATCAGTCCAACGAAAGTGACATGGCATTTTTGACCCGCCTCGCCGGCCTGTACCAGGCCATCGCCAAACCGATGAATGAGCTGTATGTGCTGGCGCTGCCCAGTCAGACCAAATCACTGTCGGGCAAGGTGTTGCCCGAGGTGAAACTGTCGGTGACCACCAACAATCGACCCGGCGATCGCGCCTTCATTTCTGCCACGCTCGATGACACCGCCCGGGCGAAAAACCAGGGCTGCAAGACGAGTTGGTGGGACGCGGCAGCGGGGGTGGTGCGGGTGATTGAAACCGGTAGCGCGCCGTTCAAGGTCATCGGTCGGCTCTGCCAGAATGAAGCGCAGGCCAGGGACGTCGGTGAGGGCGAAGTACGCAAATTGCTGCGTGAAAAGCTCAAGGTGAAAATCAGCTGCCCGGGCAATCCGGCGCTGTCCGCCGAAGGTGTCTTGCTGCTCGACCCCTCGTGGCCGGATTTCATGCGCGGGTACTGGTCCATCGAAAAGGTCACTGCCACCGGTGACAAATATCAAAGCTATCGCTGCATGATCGAGGCGAAGTGTCCGGATGCCACGCAATAACGCAATCAAGCGCACGAACGGAACCTCACTCATGCCGCTGACTGTCCTGCAACTCCAGCAAATCCTTCCAGACGCCCGCCGCCAAGCGGGCGTTTTCATTTCCGCCCTGAACAACGCCATGGATGGCCATGGGATCGACAGGCCCAAACGTATCGCCGCATTTCTTGCACAAATTGGCCACGAATCTGGCCAGTTGCAGTACGTGCGCGAACTGGGTGGTGAGGCGTATTTGAGCAAGTACGATACCGGCACTTTGGCCGCTCGCCTGGGTAATACGCCCGCTCTGGATGGTGACGGTCAACGATACCGGGGGCGTGGCCTGATCCAGATCACTGGCCGCCATAACTACCAACAATGCAGCCTGGGCCTGTTCGGCGATGAGCGATTGCTGGCCTCGCCGGAGCTGCTCGAACAGCCTCAATGGGCCGCCGAATCCGCCGCCTGGTTCTGGGCCCAAAACGGCCTCAACGAACTGGCGGACCGCGACCAGTTCAACAGCATCACCCGGCGGATCAACGGTGGCCTCAATGGACTGCAAAACCGCCTGCAAATTTGGGCGCGGGCGAGGGCGGTGTTATGTCAGTGATCCCCTTATCGTGGCGGGTGGCTGGCGTTGTTGTGTTGCTGGCTCTGTTGACCGGTGGCCCGGCGGCGCTGGCCTGGCGATTTCAGGACGGGCATTACGGGCGGCAACTGGCGGAACAGGCCAGGGTGCACGCCGAGAAGCTGAACCAGCTGACCCAGGCCGCTGCCGCACAGCAACAGCTCGAACAGGACAAGCGTCTGGCGCTGGAGCAGCGGCTGACGATCAGCGAACAAAACCATTACCGGGTGTTGAGCGATGCCGAGCGTGATCAAGGTCGCTTGCGCGATCGTCTTGCCACTGCTGATGTGCGGCTGTCAGTCCTCCTCGATGCCAGCGATGCCGCTTCAGGCTGTGCAGTGCCAGCCACCGCCGGCGCCGGCAGCGTGGATCATGACCCCCTACGCGCCCGACTTGACCCGGCGCATGCTCAACGAATTATCGCCATCACCGACACCGGCGATCGCGCGCTGATTGCCTTGCAGGCATGCCAGGCCTACATCAGGGCCCTGGGCCGCTAACATTTTGATCGATCCTGTAACTTGCAAGCAGGATCCGCTCGTGTACGGTAGTTCCCATTCCGCTCGCTTTGGAGATGACCGTGAAAGAAATCACCCAACTGGCCGCTGAACTTGGCAGGCGCCTGCAGGTTCTCAATGCGCACGTCACGGCCGCCGAGTCCTGTACAGGCGGGGGCATTTCCGAGGCGATCACCCGTATTCCGGGGAGCTCCGCGTGGTTCGAGGCCGGTTATGTGACGTACTCCAACCGGCAGAAGACCGAGCAACTGAATGTCCCGCATGAGTTGTTTGCAACGGTGGGGGCGGTCAGTCGCGAGGTGGTCGAGGCCATGGTCCGTGGTGC